GAAAACTAAGCAGGGTGGAGATGATTGGGATTCAATTATCTTACCTTATAAAGTAGGTGGAGGAATTGATTTAATAGAAGTTACTATTAACGAAGCTTTAGAAAAAGGTCTAATAAAACAATCAGGAGCTTGGTATTCTTATAATGAAGAAAGAATTCAAGGAAAAAATAGAGTAAGACAATATTTTGTAGATAATCCAAATATGTACGAGCAATTAACTAAGGAAGTAAGTAATGACTTATTATCATAAAGATTACACCCCCCAAGAAAAAACTTTTGCTAAATGTATACAAGAATTTGGACTTCGTTACGAAACTCAATATTCTTTTCCACCCTACACAGTTGATTTTTATGTACCTGAAGTTCAATTAGTAATTGAAGCAGATGGAATGTTTGGACATTTAAAGAAAGCAGATGCGAAAAGAGATGCTAATCTACTAGAAAATTATAGTAATGAGATACGAAAAGTATTTCATATCTCAGAAACAAGTAAAAACAAAATAATACCTTTAATAGAACAAATTTTAAATGAAATTGAGGAGGAAGATAATGGCAGGAATCAGACAAATAGGGGCTAAAAGACCAAGACTATCTAATCAAGATAGATGGCTTTTAAAATCAATGGATAATTTATTATCCTCAGATAAAGTTTTTGGTAAAAAAGGAGTGTTTTACCCTTCAATAGTATCCAATCCATGTGATAGATATGTTTATTTATCTTATAATGGGTTGTTACCTGCCCAAGCAGTATCAGGAAATTTACAAAGAATATTTGATAATGGGAATTATTTAGAATATAGAATAAATAAATATTTTGAGAAGCTAGGAATAGTAAGAAGAAGAGAAGTCCCAATTAAATTAGAGACTCCAAATATATCAGGAAGATTAGATTTCATTATAACCCACCCAGAACACCAAGAAGTTATATTAGAATTAAAATCGATCAACACTAGAAATTTTGATTTGTTAAAATTAGCCCCTAAAGAAGATCATATGATTCAAATACAAATATATTTAAATTTAGCAGCTTATGATCATGGAATTGTTTTATATGAGAATAAAAACGATCAAAAATTAAAAGCTTTTAAGGTTGAAAAAGATGTTAAAATGTGGGATAATATATTAGAAAGATTATTTAAAATAATGGGCATGACAAGAATACCTGAAAAATGTACAGGCGAGTCTTATTGCCAATGTAAATTAGTAAAATAAGGAGAGTTTTATGCCCCCTGTAAAAACATTAGGAAAGATTTCAAAATATGTAAATAGTATTCCTATACCAAGATTATCTTTTGAAGAAGTCTTTAAAATAGAAGAAGGAGAAGAAAGACCTAAGCTTCAAGTAACTAAATTAGTTGAGCTTAGTGATGAAGAATTACAAACAACTTTATATCATTACGGAGCAGGAAAAGCTTTCTTAGAATCTGAGTTGTCAGATATAGAATCTAAAACAGCTTTAGTAGAAGATATATTTAATGATCTTTTTTCTACCACATCATATGAGATAGTAGAAAGAAGAGAACAAGCAGGTTTAAAAAAACTTACTAGAGAAGAATTAAAAGGAGCCGTTCTAACAGAATCTATAGACCTTGAAAGATATAAAGAGCAATTACGAGAAGGTAGGTCTAGGCAAATCTTAATAGAAGGAGAGTTAAAATCTTATTCTTCTCTATATAATTCAATATCTAGGGTTATTACCCTAAGAACATTTGATAAAAAGGAGTATAATAGATAATGGATGTTTCAGAATTTATACATGAATGGGATGACTATACAGTCAAAGAATTAATAAGCGATTTATCTAAAACTGTAAGTGGTATGAAATATGCTGCTTACAAAGAAGATGCTGATTTAATGTTAGATATTATTTCAGAAGCAAATACTTGTTTAGAAGCTTTGGAATCTGTGATGTTAGACCAAAATACGGATGGACAAGAATGAAAAATTTTATAGGAATTGATTGTTCAAGTAAAGCTATACATTCTGTATGGCTAGGAAATGGTGGTACTATATTAAAACAAGTAAAGTGGGAGCATAAAGCTAAAGATTTTGATGAAAGATTCTTTAACTTTATGTCAGACTTTGACCACTATTTAAGTACAATAAGTAAAGAAGCACAAGCAGCTGTAGAAGCAGCTATCTTCATTCAAAATCCTAAGTCTACTATAGCTTTAGCTTCAGTAATAGGATGTGTGAGATATCTTTGTTATAAATATGGAATAGATTGTGTTCCAATAGATAACACTAAATGGAAAAAAGATATTGTAGGAAAAGGCAATGCTTCTAAAATAGAAATAAAAGCTTTCGCTGAAAAACATTGGGGAGAGACTTTTGAAGAACAGGATTTTGCAGATGCAGCCTGTATAGCATTATGGATAAAAAGAAAGTTCGAGTTGGAGAAAATCGATGAACAAGAAAAGCAAGAAGACGAAAAAAGAAGATTTACCAAAGGATAGTTTACCTGAAGGGACTACACAAGAAGATTTATTTAAACAATATGGAAAATTAGTTTGGTGTGATTTCAACGATTGTTTTTGGAATTCAAGACCTAAAGGATTAAAAAGAACTGTAGGAAGTATTTTAAACAATAAATACTATAAACCTTTAGGAAGCAAAGATGAATCTTGGGTTGGAATTTGTGGAAGACCTAATGAGATAGCCATTAGATTTCAAAAAAGAATGACAACAGGGGGAGCTAAACAAGAATTCCCTATCTGTTTTGTACCTGCTAAAAATGGTAAAACAGGTCATATGGACTTTGCAAAACTATTACAACCAGATGGAAGTCCTTATGGAGGAAGTTTGAACTCTCAAGCTGTACATCCAGAGGAACATTTAAATTATGATATGGATTATTAAAGGATATTATCTATGCCGAAAATATTACCCCCAAAAATAAAATCAACAGCTTATCAATTATATATGCAAGGAACACCTGTAACTCAAATATACGAAAAATTAATTAAAGAGTTTCCAAATGAAAAATTTGTAAGATCAACAGTTTATTCTTGGCCTAGAGTACATAGATGGGATGAAGACAAAACTGAGGTTAGAATAAAAACTAAAGAGAACATCATAGAATCTCAAGGTCAAAGAATGGCTAGATTGCAAATAGAACATTTAGATGAGTATGAAGAGATAAGGCAAAAAGCTAAATCAGAATTAAGTGGATTAGAATTTAATTCTGGTGAAGGGGCAGCCAAAACTTTAGATATGGGGATACAAGGACAAAGAAAAGTCATGGAAGGAATGATTAATATTAATTTTGTACAAGAAATTTTAGGTGTTTTAGTAGAAGAGATAGAAGATAAAGAATTATTAGGTAAAATTAGTTTAAGACTAAAAGCAGTTGTACAGGAAAATGAGAATGCAAAATAAAGAAGAGCTTACTACTTATACAGATGCTTTTGATAAATTAGCAGAAGGATTAATCTCTACTGATGGAAGCAGATATGTAGGAGATTTCCATTCTTTTTTAAGAGATGTTTGGGCACAAAGTTTTGATCATCCAGAATATTTTAATGCTTGGCATATAGGGGTTTTAGCTGAAGATATAGAAAGATGTGTAAAAGAAGAGAAAAATTATGTAGCTGTTCTTCCAAGATTTCATTTTAAATCAACTATTTTAGGGCATGCTTTTAGTGTTTGGAGATTATTACAAGCCCCTAGAGATATGTCAGTTCTTTATTTATCTTATAGTGATGGAATGGCTAGATACCATTTATCAGAAATAAATAAAACAGTCCAAAGAAATCCTATATTAAAGAAATGGATGGTCAATAGATCACCGAAAGCAGATTTTTCTTTTAGATATTATATAAATAAAAACCCTATGGAAATTATGCATGGAGGATTATTTTCCTTCAAAAGAGGTATGCACGTCAATGGAGCTTTGATTGCAGATGACGTATTAAGAGACCCTGAAAATCCTTTAAACATGGGGCAGTTATCGAAAGTAGAAGATCATTTCATGACTGAATCTCTTTTTATACCATTGAAAGGAGTCCCTGTTATAGTATTAGGAACCCCAATGATGCCCGGAGATTTATTAAGTAAATTACAAGAGGATGACAGATTTGAATCAAGAGTATTACCTGCATTAGACCCTGTTCCAAAAAGAAGAGTGTTGATGCCTGAATTATATTCAGAGGAATGGTTATTAAATCAACAGAAAGCAAGACCTAAATCTTTTGCTTCAGAATTTTTATTGCAACCACACTTCTCTACCGAATCTTACTTTGAAGAGAGTCAAATTACTGCTTGTGAAGACGAAAAATTATTAAATTTATCGTATAATAAGAGATATGAGAAAGTTGTAGGAGAGCAAGTATTTGGAGGTTTTGATGTTGGTAAGAAAAGACATCCCTCTCATCTAGTTCTTTTTAGCCGAATTGGAGACCGAGTTAAACAAATCCACTCTTCATTTTTAGATGGTTGGAATTATTCTGATCAAATAGATTATTTGAACGAAGTTGCAGATAACTATAAACTTGATGGTGGTTATGTAGATAATACTAGAGGAGAATTAGAAGATAGAGGTTTACATAGACTTTGGAGATCAATGTCTTTTACAAGAAAGTCTAAAAATACAATGGCTCAAATCTTTGAGAAATATATAGTAGACGGAAAATTAAAGTTAATAAAAGATGAGAGACAGAAACAACAAATAATTTCAGTTAACAATGAGTTAAAAGCCCCTGAAACCCCAATGGGTCATGGAGATGCTTTCTTCTCAATAGCTATGGCTTTACAAGCTATATATGAAACTGAGCAATTTAAATACGAAACTATGGGAAGTGTTACAGATTGGTTAGATGCTATATCACCTGATGAAGCCCCTAAACCAAAAGAACATCCTGTACTTAAAAAATTAAAATTTGAAGGGGATAATAAAACAACAATCTCTATTGATGGAGTTCAAGAAGGAGATATTGAACCACTAAATCCAAATTGTAAAGAAGAATTCTGTGTTCCAGAATTTTGGGTTCAAGAAAATAAATTATGTTTATATTGCAGTTATAGAGGATAAGGAGTAAAAAATGGATGATATAACAACATCTCTTAATGAACAAACAGAAGAAATTGGGGAATCTGAATCAGAGCTGACTGAACAAGCTGAAGTAGTATTAAATCATAGGTATTATTTAAAAGATACTGAAGGAGAAATTACTGAAAATAGTTCAGATTTATTTAGAAGAGTAGCAAAAGCTGTATCTTCTATAGAAAAAGAATACAAAATTTTACCTGTAGAGTCAGATTTATTTGAAAAAGATTTTTATTCTATGATGTCTAATTTAGAATTTATTCCTAATTCGCCTACCTTAATGAATGCAGGAACTGAACAAGGAACCTTGTCAGCTTGTTTTGTACTTCCACTAGAAGATTCTATGGAAGATATAATGAAAACAGCTCATGACATAGCTATGGTTCAAAAATTTGGTGGTGGGACAGGCTTTGCTTTATCCCATTTAAGACCCAAAGGAGACAAAATAAAAACTACTCATGGGATTGCTTGTGGGCCTATAGCCGTTCTAAAAACTTTATCTCAAGTGTCTTCTATGATAACGCAAGGAGGTAAAAGAGATGGAGCAAATATGGCAGTAATGGCTGTATCACATCCTGATATCGAAGAGTTTATTTCCTGTAAAGCTGTAGAAGGAGACATACATAATTTTAATATTTCAGTTGGTGTAGATACCAAGTTTATGGAAGCTGTAAAGAATAATACTAGTTATCCTCTTGTTAATCCAAACACTAAACAGATTACTAAATGGATAGATGCAAGAGAATTGTTTAGTACTATAGTTGATGGGGCTTGGAGAAACGGAGAACCCGGTATGATTTTCTTAGACAAAGTAAATGAAGATAATGTTGTTATAGATACTCTTGGGGAAATGGTTGCAACTAATCCTTGTGGAGAACAACCACTTTTAGGAAATGAAAGTTGTAATCTAGGTTCAATAAACTTAGCTAAATTTTATGTGAAGACTGAGGGAACTTGGCAAGATAAAATAGATTGGGATAAATTAAAACAAGTTACTAATTCATCTACACATTTCTTAGATAATGTAATTGATGCAAATAAATATGCTACTAAAGATATAGAAGATATGACGAAATCTACTCGAAAGATAGGGTTAGGTGTTATGGGATTTGCAGATTTACTAATCCAATTAAGAATTCCTTATAATACCGAACTAGCTAGAGAAGTTGGAGAATACATAATGAAATTTATTAGAGAAACCTCTGATTTCTATTCTAAACATTTGGCTAATCTTAGAGGAGTATATCCTGCAGGAGAAGGGAATGATGAATATAGAAATGCTTGTAGAATGACAGTAGCTCCAACAGGAACTATTTCTATGATTGCAGGTTGTTCTAGTGGAATAGAACCTTCTTTTGCGTTGGTGTGGAAGAAAGCTAATATACTAGAAGGTAAAACTTTATATTATTCTAATAAGTATTTTGAAGAAGATGCGAAAAAACACGGATTTTATTCAGAAGATTTAATGGAATATTTATCTAATGGAGGTTCTTTACAAGATAGAGATGAAGTTCCACAATGGATAAAGAATGTATATATTACTTCCCCTGAAATTTCACCTGAAGCTCATGTATTAATGCAATCAGCTTTTCAAAAATCTGTTGATTCAGGTATATCTAAAACAATTAATTTTCCAAACGAAGCTACTAGAGAAGATGTTCAAGAAGCTTATTTATTAGCATGGGAAACAGGATGTAAAGGTATAACTGTTTATAGAGCAGGTAGTAGAGAAAAAGAAGTGTTAGTAAAAGGAACCGATAAAAAAGAAGAAGAAGTTTTCATGTGTTGTGATTCTCCTAATATAGTAGAAGAGTCAGGATGTGAAACTTGTAAGGTGTGTGGTTGGAGTCTTTGTCATGTTGCATAAAGAAATATTTTTAGATATAATAAGTAAAGCAAAGAAAACAGCTAAAAAGAAAAATCCTGCTTTATGGTCTAGAATAAAATCTGCTGTAAAAGCAGGGAGTAAAGGTGGAAGAGCTGGTCAATGGTCTGCTCGTAAAGCCCAATTAGCAGTACAAAGATATAAAAAATCAGGTGGAGGATATAAAGGAAAGAAAACAGGTAAGACAGGATTAAGTAGATGGACTAAACAGAAATGGGGAACTAAATCAGGTAAACCTAGTAAAAAGACAGGAGAAAGGTATTTACCTAAAAAAGCTAGACAAGCTTTATCTCCACAAGAATATGGAGCTAGTACAAGAGCTAAAAGAAAGGCTACTAAACAAGGAAAGCAGTTCTCAGCTCAACCTAAAAAAATAGCTCGAAAAACAGCAAAGTATCGAAAAAAGTAAAAAATTTAGTATAATATAAATAGGAGTATAGTATGGGAATAGGCAATATGCTTAGAGACAGAGAAATTCAGTATGTGGCTATGAAAGATGAAACCACACAAACGTGGAGAGTTTTAGACACATGGCATGAAGAACTAAAGAATTTAGACCCAGAAGATGATGTATCTGACGAAAGTAAAGCCGTTAGTGTATTAACAGAAGGGCAATTCTTGGCTATAGTAAAAGAAGCAGCTAGATTAGGAGTTTTACAGAATGTGAACCTTTCTAATGTTGAAGAGGTCGAAGAATTAGAAGATAAGATTTTAGGTTTAGAAGAAGAAATATCGGATTTAAAAACGGATGCTACTAAACATAAAACAGAAACTAACATTTTAAAGCAAGAACCTACATCTGAAAGTTTTATGATAAAGAAATTAGCTATGAATAACATTATGAAACTTGCAGCTATAGATGATGTAAACAAACTTGCAGTAGATTAAAAGGTGAAAAAATGGCAAAATTAGGTGATTACCTTCCAGAAGTACCACAATTAGTTAATCAGATGACTGAATTCAACGAAAACTTGAATTTATTACAGTTAATGAAAGCGAGTAATGAGACTTCATCAGCCCCAACATTAGGTCTTGATCATGTAGTAAATACATGGGTCAGACATCAAATGGCTTATAGACAACAATTAGTAATGGATTTACAGACTATTACTTATTCAGTTGCTGAAATAAGGTCTCCACTAGGACATATAACTAGTGAAGTATTTAGAAGAGGAGTAAAAATTCTCCCTAAAGTCGAAAATCCAAGCATGGAAGAAAAAGAAAGGCTAGAAGAATTAATTTTAGACTGTAATATTTTTGATCAAACTTTAGAAGAAGTATTTAGGCAATTTCATTATGATGTAAATTCAATTGATGATGGATTTATTTACCTAGTTAAAGAATATAAATCTGATGAAAGTAATAAAATTACTTCTAGAGTTAAAGAAATAAGAAGATTAAATCCAGCTTTAGTAGAATTTGATTTAGATACTGCTGGATTACCAAAAAATTCACATTTTGTATGTCCAATGCATAGAGAAGAAGTAGGAGAAAAACCCGGTAGGTGTGGAACTTCAGGATGTTCTCATACCTTGTGGCCTGCTATGTATAAATATTATCATAGAAATCAACATGTATATCTATTTGATGGAGAAGTTATTCACGTTTCTAAGTTTTCTCCATCAGAAACATATGGTTGGTCACCTATATTAACTATATTTGAAAAAGCTTTAACCCTTATAGGTATGGATAAAAATATATATAGATATTTCTTCGAGAGAAAAATGCCAGCCTCCATGGTAATGGTAACAACAGATGATCCAGAAAGTTTAAGAAGGGAAAGAGCTCATATAGCAGCTCAAACTAGAATAGACCCTAACTATATACCTATGGTAGCTGTATCCTCTAGAAATAATAGAGGTAGAGTAGACATGGTTAGGCTATTCCATACTTTACAAGAGATGGATTACTTACCTGTTAGACAAGAAATAAGAGAAAGAGTAGCTGCAATGTGGGGTGTTACTCCTGCTTGGCAAGGTACTCCTGATGCTTTTGGAGGATTATCAACACAAACCCAACAATTAGTTGTTATGGGTCGTGTTGTAGAAGCAGACCAAAGATTATTTCACGAGAAAGTTATTCCTTTACTTATGAAAGCTTTATCTATAACTGATTGGGTTATTCAATTAGAACAACCTGAAGAAAAAGCTGAAGCGACTAGAATAAGTTTTGCTCAACAAAGAGCTCAAATTGCCAATCAATATTTACAAATGGGATTTGATGTTAAATTAAAACAGAGTGATGTTTCAATAGATGAAGCTGAATTCATGATAGCAGGAGACCCTGTTCCATCAGTAAGAATGCAAGGGGAACAAACAGCTATGGCATTAGAACAACAAAAAGAACAAATGGAACAAATGAGATTACAACAAGAACAAATGGCTGAAGGTGGAGAAGAAGGTGGGGAAGAGATGGAAAAATCTTTTAATATAGATGAAGGAGCTATAAGAACAGCTGTAGAAAAAGCTTTTACTCCTGATTTTCATGCTAAAGGCCCTGATAAAGAAAGAGATATAGATGAATGGGCTAAAAAAAGAGAGAAAAAAGCTGAAGACAGAGCCTACGGATTTAAAGATTTAGGAGGAAACCCTAAGAACTATCAAAAATCTTGGATAGAAGATTTATCAGAACAAGGATTTTCATCTCCCATAATTAAATCTGTAACAGATGATGGTTCTCAGATGTGGTTTTCTCAAAATAATGTAGATTATGTAGCTGCCTTATCCCCTTCAGGAGTAGTAAATGTAGAGAAAGCTTCTTTTACTCCTACAACTCCTTCAGTTTCATACAACCCAACAGGTTCAAATACTAGAAACACTAAAGGTAACAAATCTAATTTCTATCCAGATACAGATAAAGATGATGAGGAAGATTAATGCCAATTAAAAAAACTAAAAAGGGATGGTATTGGGGAAGTAAAGGCCCTTTCAATTCAAAAAATAAGGCTCAAGAAGTTGCTCAAGCAGCATATGCTTCAGGATACCAAAAAAGTTTTCAAGAAGGAAACATTACTAAATTAATAGAAAGCCTTGTACATGATCTAAGAAAAGAAAATGGGGGATTTAA